GGAGAAGATCGACTCCGACGGCAACCAGCAGCAGGACGTGCGCGGCAACCCGTACGCCACCGACGTGCTGAACCCGTTCAGCAACGAGGAGGGCGACTTCCAGGAGGGCTACGTCGCCCGCGACGAGTACGGCGCCAACGTCCGGGCCCTGAGCGAGAACCGCTTCGGGGTCGCGCTGCTCGGCTCGATCTTCACCGGCTTCACCGGTGGCGGCTTCACCGGCTCGGACATGTTCCGCCAGAACATGGCGGTCAAGGAGCGGCAGCTCGAGCTGCAGCCCTCCGACCCGGCCATCGTCAAGGCCGAGGTGCTGGCCGCGATGCAGGGCTACATGAAGGAGAACGGCAGCCAGCCGTTCCTCACCAGTGACGAGCTCAGCCAGAAGTGGAAGAACGACGCGGCCAAGGCCGGGAAGTACGTCGACTGGGGCAAGCTCGAGAACGCCGCGATCAAGGCGGCCGAGCAGGGGCTCTACGGCACCGGCGAGGGGATCGACCTCTCCACGCTGGACCAGGCGGGCAACGAGGAGCTGACGCTGGCCGGCAAGCAGGCGATCGTGCAGGGGCTCCGCTCGGGCAGCGTGCACCTGGGCGACGCCGCACTGGCCGGGGTCTTCCTGACCACCAACGACCGGGCCGCGATCCAGGACCAGTGGATGAAGCAGCTCACCCAGGAGGGCGTCGACCTCGGGCTGTCCCCGTCGCAGGCCACCTCCCGGATGAAGCGGATCTTCTTCGGGCCCTACAACGACCCGGACGCCAAGGGGATCTACGACCTGCTCTGGGACGAGAACATCCCGAAGTCCGACACGGTGCGCTACAACCAGCTGAACACCACCTACGTGATGGGGCCCTCGGGCTACCCGATGGCCACCGGCTTCACCCGCGACGGCTTCTTCGGTGCGCTGGGCCTGAAGCCGGTGAACCGGGCCTGGTCCTCGACCGAGAAGAACATGGGCACCGACGCCCGCGGCAACGCGGTCGACGAGCTGGTCGGGATCAACACCGGGCTCCGGGCACTCGAGATGCGGCCGAACTCGTGGGAGATCCCGTCCACCGAGGACGAGATCCGCGCGGCCGCCGAGAAGATGGCCGACGCGATCGGGGACCTGAACTTCTCCCCGCAGGACGGCTTCGGCACGAAGTCCGGCGGGTCGGGCTACGGCCACGGAGGCGGCGGCGGATACTCGGGTAGCGGCTACTCCGACTTCAGCAAGATGTACTCGCTGCCTCACAACACATCGTCGTACGGGAACTCCATCCCGTTCATCAACACGTCCAACCCGATCATCCGGCGGACCTACGTCCGGCGTGAGAGAGTCTGGTCTGAGCGAGGAAGGCTGAAGCAGTGGCAGTAAGCGCGGGGGTCGAGCCCATCAACTCGTTCGAGCAGTGGTACACGTCGTACGCCGTGGACCCGCGAGACGGTTGCCTCGAATACAAGGACGTCGCCGCGTGCGCCGGCCACTACTACAACCTCTACATGACCGCGAAGCGGGAGATGGATCTCCGCTGCGCGAACTACGAGACGCTGGAGAAGCTCGCCGACGGCGAGGTCATCAGCCAGAAGCCGGACCTGCCGAACATCTCCTCCGGGGAGACCGCGGGCCTGATCCGGCGGATGGCGCGGAACTACGTGCAGAACTGCCCCAACGTCGAGGTCGTCTCCAAGTTCAACGACGACGACATCAAGGGCATCCTGGCCAAGCACATCCTGACCACCAAGGTCATCGGCTCGGACCTGTACTCCAACGACATGCAGCAGAACCTGTTCTCCAGCACCAAGACGGCGCTGACGCTGGGGTTCGCCACGGTGATCCCGGTGCTGCTGCAGAAGTCCGACGGCTCCTGGTACATGCACTACGACGCGATCCACTACCGCGACGTGTTCCCCGAGCCGGGCTGCAAGGACGTGCGCCAGGCCAACTACGTCTTCGTCCGCCGCTACCTCACCCGGGGCGAGGCGCTCAGCCTGATCTTCACCCAGGCCCCTGGCTGGGACGCCAACGCGCTGAAGCTGCTGGTGAAGAACCGGCCGCCGGCACGCGAGCAGCAGAGCGTCGACCACCAGACCAAGAAGCACCGGCAGATCCCGGAGGGCTACGAGGTCGTCACGCTCTACACCAACGACGGCCACAACTTCCTCACCTTCGACCCGAAGACCAAGATGCTGCTCCGCATCGAGAAGAACAAGCACCCGCTCAAGGAGCACCCGGTGCACTTCCTCGTGCTGGAGAAGGACGACCAGCAGCCGCTGGGCAAGTCCCAGGTGGAGCTGCTGGTCGGCCGCCAGGACTTCCAGGACCTGATGCTCAACGGCGCGATGAAGCTGTGGTACCGCAACATCAACCCGAGCATCATCGGCTACGGGGCGCCCAACGCGGTGCCGAACCTGAGCCCGGGGAAGTACACGCAGATCTCGAACCCGAACGCCAAGATCGAGGCGTTCGAGGTGAACACCGGCACGCTGATGCAGTTCGGTCAGATCAGCCAGCAGAACCTCGGCAACATGGTGAACCTCGTCGGCTCGGCCGACCAGCAGATGGCGCAGTCCGCCGGCGGCAACGCCAACGGGATGAGCGCCACGCCGCAGGGTGTCGACGCGCAGACCGCGATGGTCGACATCACCACGAACGGCTACCAGAAGGCGATCGAGTCCTTCTTCAGCCACTACTGCTCCTTCGCCCTGACGCTGTACTTCCAGGAGCTGAAGAGCGTCAAGAAGATCGAGCCGACCGCGGACGCCCGCAAGAAGCTGCTGGAGGCAGGGGTCGAGGCCGACGCCTTCGATGACAAGGGCGTGCTGGAGATCGACTTCGAGGACATGGCCGTGCAGTACTGGGTGCGCTGCGTGCCCGGCTCGCTGGCCGAGCTCGAGGACGAGAAGCAGCTGCGGATCCTGAACCAGCTCTTCGTCCCGCTCTCGCAGGCGATGCCGGCGATGGCCGCGGCGCAGGACCAGGCGATGATCCAGCAGGCCTCCCGGGCGATGGCCTACATCATCGCCAAGCAGATCGAGCTGTCCGGCTCCCAGTCCGCCAAGGAGATCGGCATTCTCTGGAACGGCGGCGACGTCGACGAGGTGAACGCGCGCGACCAGCGGATCGCGGTGCTCGAGGAGTACTACTCCAGCCTCGACACCCAGTCGCACGAGGAGCTCGAGACGAACGCCATGGCGATCTCCCAGCTGCAGGGCCAGGTGGCCCAGCTCGGCCAGAACATGCAGCTGTTGCTGGAGAAACTAGGTGTGATGGGGAACAGTTCTGCGGATAGTTCCAATACTTCTGAACCCGCTGTGGGTGTTGAGCAGGTGCCTGCGGCAATGTGACCCTACGGTTCTGTCTGCCAGCGCCTGACCATCAGGCTGCACATCAGACAGAACAGGGGACGCGACATGGTCGCACCAGTCCAGAAGGACAGCCTGACCGACTACCAGGTCGCTCTGGCCACCTACCTTCGCATCACCTCGCCGGTGGCCGGCATGTTCACCGGTTCGGAGATCAAGCCGAACCCGAACGCCCGGTCCATCCGCGTGCCCGACATCCGGGTCGACGACTACATCGTGGACGCCGAGCTCGGCCGCATCGGCGCCGACCACTACTCCGGGTCCGAGTTCACCGGCGAGTGGAAGAACGGCGTCCCGCCCATCGAGTGGCGCACCTACTCGATGAGCCGGCACCGCGCCTTCGGCTTCACGGTGTTCGACGAGCAGCTGCGCTACTCGCCGATCAAGAACATCGTGCAGGAGTACACCGGTCGCAAGATGCAGACCACGGTGCTGCGCGACCACGACAAGTACTGCCTGCTCGCCGCGATCTCCGGTCACATGACCGGCAAGCTCGTGCCCCGCACCTCGCACGACACGGTCGGCCCGGCCAACGCCGATGCCTACCGCATCGCCTGCACCGGCTCGGCCGCGGACTACAAGTGGATCGCGGAGCCCGGCGAGGACTACGACAACCAGATCCAGCCGTCGTTCGCGACGATCAAGGGCATGTTCCTCGACGACGTCGACCCGCTCGGCACGCTCGACGCGCTGACCCTGCTGTTCTCCGACAACTGGTTCGACAGCAACTTCGGCAACTCCGAGCGGTTCCTGCTCATCACCAGCGCGCTGGAGCTCGTCTTCATCAACGCGCTGATCGACGCGGGCTCCGCGACCGAGTCGGCGTTCAAGCTGCTGAAGGACGGCGACATCTCGGGCGCCAACGCCAACGGCTACCTCGGCACCCTCAAGGGCTCGTGGAAGCTGGTCAAGATCCACCCGGAGTTCCTGCCCAAGGTCTTCACGGACTCGAACCTGGTCGTCGACCCGGTCGCGGACACCTCGACCGCCTCGCGCTCGCTGCGCCAGGTCGTCGCGCTGGCCGCGTACAAGAACGCGATCCAGACCTACGAGCACTTCTCCGAGCGTCGCCAGCAGGACGGCGGCACCCGGTTCAAGGGCACCGAGTACGTGCAGGACTTCTCCTACGACTGCTGGGTCATCGACCAGCTCTCCGAGGGCGTCGTGCCGCTGTTCCTGCCCGCCAGCCTCACCAACCTCCAGATCGTCGACGACAGCTTCACCAACGTCGCCGCGATGGTGGCCGAGGCCCGCAGCCAGCTCAGCGTCGCGCCGGCCACCTACCCGATCTCGGGTGCCGAGACGCTGCAGTCGCGGCCGGGCTGGTTCCACGCTCCGTACGAGAAGAGCACCCAGCTCGACGGGGCGCTCGCCGTCCAGGAGACCGGCGACGTGGCGCACCGCAACCCGATGATCGCCGCGGACGTCACCCCGGAGATGGCCGCCAGGCTCGCCGACCAGGAGGCCACGCAGGAGACGGCCACCCCCGGCGAGACCGCCTACCCGGAGCCCGGCAAGGACTACTGAGCGTGAGCCCCGGGGCGGCGGTCGGAGGTCGAGCCGCCGCCCCGGGATCCACCTCGGTCACGAGCGAGAGAGAGACACGTCATGGAGAAGCTCATCGAGCTGCTCAAGCAGATCCAGGAGCTGGCCGGTGTCGGCGTGGACGCCCTCGAGGGTGCGTCCAAGGGCGACAAGCCGGAGGGCGGCCAGCCCCCGCACGGTGGTGGGGCGCCCGGCGGGCCGCCGCCCGAGGGCCACGAGCCTGACGGCGACGAGGGCAGCCGGCCACCCGGTCGGTAGACCCGACCAATGGACGCCGGAGCAGTGGTTGGGGAGCCGCTGCTCCGGCGTTCTCAGTCTCGGAGGGGGACGCAATGGATTGGGTCGAAGGAGTCGTCAACTCGGGTGACTCCGCCTGGAAGGTCTTCACGATCTTCCTCATCGGGATCTACGTGCTGCTGTGGAAGTACGGGGGCGAGCTGGTCAAGCTCGCCCGGGAGAACAACACCGAAGCCAAGCAGGCGCACCGGGTCGCCAGGACCGCCAGCGAAACCGCGGTCGAGGTTCGCAACGAGGCACGCCAGATCAGCAAGAACATCGTCACGAACCACGGGTCGAAGAACCTCGGGGACGCGATCGACCGGATCACCGAGTGGATGCTGACCCACATGAAGGAGCAGCGCGACAGCGACAGCCAGATCAGCGAGCTGCGCCGCGAGCTCGCGCTGCACCTGGCCGAGGGTGGCGACCGCCACGAACTGATGGCCGAGCGGTTCGCCGAGATCGACGACCGCATCGCCAAGATCGAGAACGACAGGGAGATCCACTGATGTCCACCTCGCAGAACCACTGGCCGGCGCTGGCCGCCGACTCCAAGCTGCTGCACACCTGGCTGTTCCCGGACGGCACCACGCTGCGGCTGCGCAACGGGTCCGCCGGCTTCCTGCTGTGCCACATGGCGCTGTGGTTCGACCACGAGATCGAGGACCTCAAGGAGCCGGTGCTCGACGACTGGGGCTACGCCTACCGCCCGGTGCGCGGCTACACCTCCACCCTGAGCAACCACTCCAGCGGCACGGCCGAGGACCTCAACGCCACCGACCACCCGCTGGGCGTGGAGCACACGTTCAAGCCGATGGAGGTCGCCGCGATCCACAAGCGCCTCGAGCTCTACGAAGGGACGATCCGATGGGGCGGCGACTACGTCGGACGCAAGGACGCGATGCACTTCGAGATCGACGCTCCGCTCCCGCACTGCGAGCGGGTCGCAAGGCGACTGCTCACCACGCCGCGTGGCAAGCGGCTGCTGCACCTCAACGAGGGCCAGAAGGCCGTCATCCTCTCCTGAAGGGTCGAACCATGGACAACCCGTTCTCCGTACTCCCGGCCAAGGCCCGGTCGTACATCTACCTCATCGCCTTCGTGGCCGCGCTCATCGTCACCGCGATCCTCGCGGCGAACGGTGACTGGCTGCAGGCGG